CCTCACGCAGGCGATGAGCGAAAGTATCAGGGGAGACCACACGACCTAAAAGCATTTGATGAGATAACAAACTTCCTTGAATCGCAGTTTCGATTCCTTCTAGGCTGGCTCAGGTCTGTTGACCCATCGGTCAAGCAGCGGGTTGTCTGCACTGGCAATCCTCCCACATCAGACGAGGGCGCATGGGTCAAGGAGTTCTGGGGCGCTTGGCTAGACCCGCTTAACCCGATGTTCGGCAAAGTCGAGCCAGGTGAGCTGCTGTGGTACACAACCATAGAAGGCAAAGATCAATTATGCGATGGGCCTGACCCGATTCTGGTAGATGGCGAAGAAGTCACCCCTATGAGTCGCACGTTTATTCCTGCGAAAGTCGAGGACAATCCGTATCTAGTTGAAACAGGCTACAAGTCAAAGCTGCAAGCGCTTCCTGAACCACTGCGTAGCCAGATGCTTAATGGCGATTTCACTGCTGGCACGGAGGATCACGAGTACCAAGTGATCCCAACCGCTTGGATCGTTGCGGCTATGGACCGATGGAAAGAGCGCGAGAAAAAGGGCGAGATGATGGCTATCGGTGCTGACATAGCTAGGGGCGGAGCTGACGACACTGTTTTAATGTGCAGACATGAGGGCAACTGGTTTGACTGGCCTGATAGAATACCTGGCTCTCAAACACCAGATGGCCCCAGTTGTGCCGCGTCAATCATCAAGAGACGTAGAGATATGGCGCCTATTAACATAGATGCCATTGGCGTTGGGTGTAGCCCTGTTGACTTCCTGAAAGAGAACAAGGCGCAGATCAATCCAATTGATGCCAGGAAGACAACAAAAGGGGTTGATAAGGTCGCAGGAGTAGGATTTGCAAACCTGAAGACAGAGCTTGTATGGCGGTTTAGAGAAGGTCTTGATCCACAAAACCCAGATCCGTGGTATCTGCCACCAGACCAAAAGCTAAGGTCTGAGCTAACAATGTTTCGCTTTAAGATGACGTCCAGGGGATACGCCATTGAAACCAAGGACGACATCAAGAAGCGCCTTGGACATTCGCCTGACACCGCTGAGGCTGCTCTCTATGCTGCGGTGGAAACTCCTAAGGACGGATGGCGCGACAAGTATCGCACAGAGACAAGCGGAGGTTCTGAGCAGTGGGATCCATATGACCAACACAAGAACAATTTTGTTTCATCCGAGTGGGACCCTTACAAGTGATTGACTCCAGGTCGCGCATTGACACATTAAACGCACAAATGTGGGTTGGCTCCTGCTTTGTGTTAAAGACCGTGCGCAACGACCTCTCGCGCCGGTCTTTTTTTTATAGGTGAGTAATGGAATACACATACCAATGCGAGCACCCTGACAACATCATAGACAATCGTGAGCTGATCGAGGAGCACAGAGCGGCGGTGCCAACTGGTCACGTAGGGCAGTTCAATCCATGCCGCAAATACTACCAAGCACTTATGGACGCTAAGATCCTTGCTTGCATCACAGTTCGCTACGGTGGCGAGATAGTTGGCTATGAGCTAGCGATACTTGATGAGAGTCATCACAATCCAGGAACGCTGATAGCAGCTATTGATTGCATATACGTCAAGCCTGAGCACAGACCGAATGCAGGCAGGCGCTTGATGCGAGTCATGGACGACTACTTGCAGAGCATCGGCGTCAATGAAGTGCATCATCAAGTGATGGTGTCAGGTCGAGACTTTGGACCTGTTCTTGAGAGGCAGGGCTATAGCAAGCATGCGGTTGTGTATTGCAAGACACTAAATTAGTGCTAAATTGCAGCCATGAACAACAAAGCTGTATATTTATTGCGTACTAAGCTGCTCACCAGACAGGTGCAGGAGTCGTGATGTAATAGATATACACAGTATAGAAACATCCGAACCCTGCGCTTAATAGTGTAGGGTTTTTCCGTTTGTGGCCTTGTAGCAGAATTGGCATATGCAACAGACTTAAAATCTGTGGTTTGTGGGTTCGAGTCCCACCTGGGCTACCATATGTTGCACAAGCTCACTTGAAGCCCATTATCTTTTGACATCACCCGTTAACTTATACGATTGTAAACACGTGTATACATACGGGGGCCGATATGGGCGATGTAGTAAAAGCAGTATTTAAACCAGTTGGCGCATTGCTGGGCATCAAACAGCCTAAATTGCCGGACACTGACGAGGCTAAGCGGCGAGCAGAGGAGCTTGGCGTACCGTCCGAAGAAGATCTACAATCACAGCAAATTGACGAAGAGACACGTAGGCGACTGCAGGAGCAGGGTCGGCGTAGGGCGTTATCTCGGCGTAATGATCGTGCATTGGGAGGTACTGGCTCAGAGTCAGGCGGTCTCATATCGGGAACAACTGGAAACAGCAATAGCGGCAATCGCCTGATAGGAATGTAGAATGATTAACTCACTACTCGGATCTGGCGTAGAGATAAACCTAGACAACGATCCTTTTGACTATCTGTCAACGCTTAGCGCGGCACAGATCAAGGATGAGCTTAAGCGAATCAACGCCTTATATACGCGACTCAAGTACAACCGCTCACAATGGGAGCCAGATTGGGAAGATGTAGCGGATCACATAAATCCCCACGGCTACAAGCGCAAAGACAAGACTCCCAACAAGGGCTATAACAGCCAGGCTAAGATCATGAACGAGAGCGTGCAGCTAGCTTCTAGCCGTAGCGCGGCAGGCATGCAAGGCGGCATGACCAACAAAGCACGCCCTTGGTTCTCTCTCACAACTACTGACGAAGACTTAGCAGAGCAAAAACATATCAAGCATTGGCTGCAAAAAACTACTGAGACGATGCGCGGCGTCCTTATCCGCTCAAATTTCTACAAAGAGGCAGCACGACTGTACCGTCAGGAGATTGACTTCGGCACTGCGGCAATGGTCGCTATGGACGATGATGATGACATCATTCGATTCAGCACACAGACCATGGGCAGCTACTACATCTCAGAAGGTAAGCGTGGCCTAGTTGAGGTATTTGTTCTTGAGATGGACATGACTGTACGTCAGTTAGTCGCTCGCTTCGGGCTAAACCGAGTCAGCGAATCAGTCAAGAACAAGTGGAACAAAGGACACAAGGAAGAAAACGTTCCTGTACTGTGGACTGTTGAGCCGAACGAGGATTACAAAGTCGGCTCAGAGAATCCTGTCAACATGCGTTACCGCTCGACCTACTGCGAGAAAGGCAAGGAGCAGGGATTGCTGAGCCTGAAGGGATTCCACTTATTCCCCGTCATGGCTCCTCGCTGGGAGAAAAATAATCAAGATCCATGGGGCGTTGGCCCTGGCATCATTGCCGTGGGCGGTCAGAAGGCGCTGACGTTGCTAGAGAAGCAGCGCAGCATGGCTCATGAGCTGTCTATTCAGCCTCCTATGCGTGCCAGCACAAACATGGCAGCGCGTCCGAAGTCATCTCTTCCTGCATCGATTACATACACAGACCAGAACGACACCTGGGAGCCAGCATTCCAACCAAGCCTGGACGAAGCCGGAACAGCTCAGGAAGTGCGAGAGATTGAAGACAGGGCTCGCCGCGTGTATTTTGAAGATCTATTTTTGATGATAAGCGGTATAGATGATTCAACGATGACGGCAACAGAGGTGCAAGCCCGACTGCAGGAGCGCATGGTTGTACTTGGCCCTGTTGTTGAAACCAACGAAGACGAGTTTCTTGATCCTTTAATCGATATTCTCTATGACACCTGTTGGAGACGTGGGCTCATCGATGATCCACCGGAAGAGCTGATAGATCAAAAGCTAAAGCTAGAGCATACATCTGTACTTGCTCAGGCTCAGAAAGCTGGCGGCATCACGCTGCTTGATCGATATATCGGCAGCTTGGCTAACATCGCTAGCGTTACGGGAGACCCATCTGTCTTTGACAACTTGAACGAAGACAAAGCAGCAGAGCGCTATGGCACACTCATTGGCATTGACGCAGAGGTGCAGAACAGCCCTCAGGAAGTCGCTCAGATCAGAGCCGAACGACAGAAGCAGATCCAGCAGCAACAACAAATGGAAGTCGCTATGCAGACAGCTCAGGCGGCTAAGACGCTCAGCGACACTAGCATGGAAGGCAATAACGCATTGACCCAAGCCATTACCGGAGGTGCTGTCTAATGAGTTTGAGTCCAGACGAATTAGCACAGGTTCAGCAAGACGAGAACCATAAGCGTGTAGCGAAAGAAGCACAGTTACTCGATGACTACCGCAATGTAATGAACAACGAAAGCGCTGTCAGGGTTATCCGCGACATTCTCAGTTATACGAACTACCGAGCAACGCCATTTGATAAACATGCCGGCATAATGGCTCGCAGATGCGGCCTTATGGACGTAGGCAACTACATAACCGCACGCATGTCCCAGGCTGACACGGAGTTATATTGTCAGCTTATGATCTACAAACAACCAGACGCAAGCGAAGACAGTGGGTCAGTGTAGGCCCATTATAAGTTTGCAAACGTTAACCAACTAACTACGTTAGGAATATCATGGCAGATGAACAAGTATCAGAACAAAATACCATCACTGATGCAGGTGCAGAAACCAGCAACACAGCAGCGGCTACGGCTGAGGTTGTGAAGCAAGAAAACACAAATGACACAGCATCGCAAGCCGACAACGGGGGCGAGCAAGAAAAGGGCAAGACGCTACTTGGTACTGGTGACTTAGACAATGCGGAGGATTCTGGGCAAGAATCCGCGGAGTCTGAAGAACTCGAACTAAAAGCAGCAGAGGGCTCAATGGTTAATGAGAATGACATTGGTTCTGTCAGTGAGTTCGCGCAGCAACACGGGCTCTCTAAAGAACAAGCTCAGGCAACACTTGACCTAATTGCTAACACTAAGTCAACGCAGGTGGAGGAAATCCAAAGCCAGCAGAGCGAGGCGTATCAGCAGCAGGTTGAAGACTGGAAGCAAGAAATCTCCAATGATCCCGTGATCGGCGGCGAGCGCTTACAGGAAACAGACCGCAAGGTATCAGAAGTAGTCCTCAAGTATTGGGGCGAAGACTTCTACAAGCAAATACAGGCGGATGGCATTGGGGCTCACCCCGGCTTCATTCGTGGCTTAGTAAAATTGGCAGACAGTTTAAAACCCGACACGTTGCACGAGGGCGAGCTAACCAATGCCGGTGCGGATACCGAACAAGCCCGACTAAACCGATTATTCCCCCTAGATAAAATCAAAGGAAGTAGAGCATGAGTACTCTCAATGCAACTGACTTGACTATCGGCAATGTCGCTAAGCGCCTCGATCCAGACGGCAAAGTAGCAGATATAGCTGAGGTCATCGCTCAGACCAATGAGCTGTTTGAAGACATTCCACTCGTGGAAGCAAACGGCCACACATACCATCGTTCAACCATTCGTAATGGCCTGCCAAGCGGTACGTTCCGCGCAGCCAACGAAGGCGTTGCTAACGAAAAATCAAGCACCATCCAGGTGGATGATGTAATCGCTGAACTTGCAACTTATTCTGAAATTGATCAGACCGTTGCAGATACAGGCGACAACACCCAGGCCGTACTTGCTTCTGAAAACGTAGCTTTCCAACAAGGTCTCGCTGAGACTATGGCTAGCAAGGTTTTCTACGGTAACAACGACACTAACCACAAAGAGTTCCACGGCTTAGACCCGCGCTTCAACTCTTTAAGCGGCTCCGACAATAGCGACAATGTTATTGACGGTAACAACGGCGGCTCTGGTTCAGATAGCGCAAGCATCTGGCTTGTCGGCTGGTCTCCTAATACTGTGTTTGGCACCTATCCACAAGGTTCTATGGCCGGTCTAGAAATGGACTTCAAAGGCTTAGACACCGTTAAGGATGCATCCGGCAATCAGTTTGAAGCATACCGCACATTCTACCGCTGGCGCATGGGTTTAACTGTTAAGGATTGGCGCTATGTCGTTCGTATCTGTAACATTGACACCAGTGAGCTGACAGCCGACAAGTCTAGCAACTCTGCCGACTTAACCGACTTGATTGCTCAAGCATTAGAATTGATGCCTTCTATGGCTGGCATCTCTCCACGTTTCTATATGAACCGTAAAATTAGCTCGTTCTTGCGCCGTCAGCGTAACAACACCACCAATGTTCAGTTTGGCACTGACGAAGTATTCGGTCGCCATGTTATGACTATTGACGGTGTGCCTGTTAAACGCATCGACGCATTAACCAACACCGAAGCTGACATCAGCTAGAAAGGACGTGACAAATGATTACTTCAGACGCTCACGAAACCTTTAGCGACTCTCAAGCTGTGACATCTACTGCTATCAGTGATGTCATTGACTTGGGTGCAGACGATACGCTAAAGAACCTTGGCGCAGGTGAAGAACTTTACCTAGTCATCTATACGAATACCGCTGCAACCGCTTCAGGATCTGCAACTGTGACCTTTACACTTGAGTCTGACTCAACTGCTGACTTGGCCACATCAGCGACTACACACTGGACTAGCTCAGCAATCGGCAAGGCCACCTTGACCGCTGGCTATCGCGTTGTTGCTATCAGTTTACCAATCGAGCATACCTACGAGCGCTACCTTGGCGTACGCTACACGGTTGCTTCCGGTCCGTTGACTGCTGGTGCATTCACAGCCTACTTGACACGTAAACCACAGTCATGGGCTCCATCTCCTGACGGCATCGCTTAAGGAGGGTAGGACATGAGCAACAAAGAACAAAGTAAAGCTGGATCTAAGGTGATGCGTCTCGTTGCAGACCGTCCTGGTCAGATTCGCGTGGAGGTACAATCTAAGTACCGCAAACGTGTTGAGACTCAATCTGTATGGATTGAAAAGGGCGAACTGTTTGAGATGAATTGCCAACTAGATAACGCTGGTCAGCCTCGGATCCCTCGCTGGGCACATGTCCCTGAAGGCGAGGAGCTGAAAAGCATTGAAGCACGCAAGTTAGCCGAGCACAAAAAAGCCGGTGACGCTCGAGCAGTGCCAGAGGCACCAAAAGAAAAGATTGGCGGCAAGCCTACCGGCAAGGTGCTATAGCTTTTCTTAGACCGTAAGCAACAAAGGGGGCGGGGTGTTATGCCTCGCCCTTTTTTAGTCAGGGGAAAACATGGCTAGCAAAACAAATATTGCGATAATGGCGCTTGGTCATATCAGCGTCAACATAGATATTACTGATATAGATACGAGCACAGGCTCAGAAGCAGACTCTATCCTAGTCTATTGGGACGAGGCTCTTGGCTATATGCTGGAAGACAAAAAGCCAGGATGGGCTGAAAACTTTGTCAATCTTTCTGTTGTCGCTGAGAATCCAAATGCGCTTTGGGATTACTCATACCGCTATCCGAGCGATTGCCAGGTATCGATCGGTATTGTTGATACTGGTGCGGCTGGTGTCTCTGACCGTGGCGAGATCCCCTATCGACCGGGATCTGACAACAGTGGACGATTGATCTATACGGACGAGGGTCCAACGGCGGTTCTGCACTACATCCGAAGGCAAAACGACACGGATGGATGGCGATTAGAGGACATGCCTAGCGCGTGGGCTTTGGCGTTATCGTATCTATTGGCATCCTTCAGCGCCGGCGCACTTGCAAAGAATGGAGCAGTTGCATCTCAGATGCTGCAAAAGTACGAGCTGTACGCTGGTCGCGCCGCAATGTCTACTCAAAATGAAATGGGCATAGGTCCACGCCCTGAGTCTGCTGCTGCGAGGGCTAGACGATAATGCCAAGCGTAAAGCAAGATAACTTTAGCGGTGGCGAAATAGCTCCGGCACTCCAAGCAAACACAAAGCTGACTAAGCGTAAGAATGGCTTGGCTCTTTGTAGGAACTTCTTAATCGATCGACACGGCATAGCTAGGAACCGAGCAGGAACAGAGTATATCCGAGAGGTTGACGATAGCAGTAACTCAAAAGTAAGACTCATCCCGTTTATCCTTAACAATGACATTAAGTATCAGATAGAGATCGACCATCAACAGATCAAGGTCCACGATGGATCAACGCTCAAAGACACTGTAGATGCTCCTTGGAGCCTTGGAGATGCACCAGACTTACAGTTTCAGCAAAGCGGCAACATCATCACTGTTGTTGATGCAGGTAACGGCTACCCTCCTTACGAGATTGAGCGAGTCTCTGATACGGACTGGACTGTCACGCTGAAGTCAGGCGTGCCAACTATTGACGCGCCTAAGAGCATGTCGTCTAGCAGCATCACAGCAGGCAGTAACACATATGTCTATGCAGTGACGGCGGTGGACAAGAATGGCAACGAGTCTCTGCCAGGAACGTCAGCAACCAAGACCAGCGCCGGCATGGGTCCACTTGGGGGCGACTACGAGGTCTACGATTTTACTGTTCAATCAACGGCGCACGGATTAGCAGCTGCCGACAAGGTGCAGATTGAGGGGTCAACACACTTGACCATGCTCAACAAGCACTCATTCACGATCAAGGCCGTTGATACTAACGATTTTACGCTTGAAGACATAGACTTAGACTCATTAGTAGCAGAGGGAACCTATAAGGATTTGCAGTCTCAGGGGGCCACTAATCCCTGTTTGATTACAACCACTGGACCACATGGCTACAGCACCGGCAATACCGTCTATATTAGCGGTGCCGGCATGACCGAGATCAATGACACCACTTATGCCATCACGGTTGTTGACTCAACATCATACACACTGGACGGCATTGACGCTACGTCATGGGTTGCTGGCACTGGTGGCTACTCACACCTATCTGACTCGGCAACATTGCGCGTATATCCTGAGAACCTGACTGTCTCAAGCGCTGCTGCACCTTCATCTAGCGACCCGCATGTCATAAGCTGGAACGCTGTCACTGGAGCGGTTGAATACAATGTCTATCGGCAAGACGATTCAGGCACCTTTGGTCTAATCGGCATTAGCACAGAGGCGACATTCAGCGACATAGGAACGACTCCAGACACAGAGCTGCGTCCCCCGCGTGATGCGCTTCAGTTTCTCAATAGCGAGGACTGGCCAGCAGCGGTAGGATCATTCCAACAACGCATCATCTTTGGAAATACAACGGCAGACGTTGAGATTCTAAATGGTTCACGCATTGGCGGTACTGATGACTTCACGCTTCGGGTTCCAGCGGAAGATGACGACCCTTTCGAGCACAGGCTTATCGGGCGGCAGACTAACGAGGTCCGGCACATATTGGACATTGGTCGATTGATCGTCTTGACGCAAGGCGGCATTAAGTTGCTGCAAGGTGACGCCAACGGCACAGTGACCAACGCTAATCCAAACATCAAGCAAGTAAGTTATCGAGGCGCTGCTCAAGTCCGTCCGATTATCGTTGGCAACAAGGCGCTGTTTGTTGAGCGTGACGGCAGAACCATACGTGACCTGTCTTATGAGTTTGAGTCTGACGGTTATGTGGGTGTGGACCTAACCACTTTTGCAAGTCACCTGCTAGACGGTGATAAGGTTATTGTAGACTGGTGTTATCAGCAAAGCCCTAACTCGACTATATGGATTATCGTTGATGATAAGGACTGGTCAGGAAATCGCAGCAATTCAGACGATAAAACTAAGAACATGCTCATAGCTTTAACATACATACCCGAGCAAGAGATATGGGCATTCCATCGGCACGACTCGCAGGGCGGAGAATTTGAATCTATTTGCTGCACGCCAGGTGATGATGGTGACGATGTGTATATGATCGTTAAACGCACGGTTGATGGCTCTGCCGTTCGCTACATCGAGCGGCTAAACAATCGTGTGATCAATGACGTTGAAATTGACGCCATATTCCTAGACAGCTACCTGACTTATGATGGTAGGCACACAGGCGCTACGTCTATGACGCTTACGACTGCCACCACATGGGATGCACTTGTAGAGATGACACTAACAGCAAGCGGCAGCTATTTTAGCGCAGGCAAGGTTGGCAACAAGATGCATCTACGATCTGTCAGCTATGCGTTCAACGCTGAAACAGGACGCAAAGAGAAAACAGTCACAGAGGTTGTGTGCATCATCACGGCTTACACCAGTGCTACCGTTGTGACCGTGGTTCCTGAGTCAGATGTCCCGACTGCGCTACAGTCGGCAACACTCGATTGGGGTGAGGCTGTGGACACTGTTAGCGGTCTCTCACATCTTGAGGGAGAAACCGTTCGAGCTGTCGGAGACGGGAACCCAATAGAAGAGATGACAGTTAGCAGTGGATCGGTCACAATCCCAGGTAATGAGTTCTACGAAGTGATACACGTAGGCTTGCCGTATAATAGTGACCTTGAGACCTTGCCGCTTGATAACACAGAGGGCGAGGCGCTGAGCAACAAGCTAATCAATATCAATCAGGTTACGCTTGAGGTAGCTGAATCTCGCAACTTCCAGGCTGGTCCAGACAGCACCGGATTGAAAGAGTTCCAGGTAAGTGGCACCGACCTATACACTGGTAAACGAACGTTAACTATTCCTTGTACTTGGGCAAAGAACGGCAAGATATTTATCAGACAGTCTGACCCGTTGCCGCTGAGTGTAACAGGTATTACCTTGCAGGGTCAAGTTGAGGGAGGCGAATAATGGGAACACTTGCAGGCGTGGCGCTTGGGTCAATTGCATTCGGGTCTGTCTTCAGCGCATCGGCCTCATACCAGGCAGGCGAGACAAATAAAGAGCTTGCTAAGCACAATGCTGAGATGGGCGAGATTCGTGCGCGTGATGCGATCAACCGTGGACAAACACAGGCTAAGAATATCCGCGAAGCTGCCGAAACAATTAAAGCAACACAGCGGGCAGCCTTTGCTACTCAGGGTGTAGACGTTGGGACTGGAAGCGCGGCGATCATCCAGGCAGAAACCGATTACATTGCTAAGCTGGAAGTAGAAACGACTTTAAACAATGCCGCTATGGAGGCTTGGGGCTATGAAGTAGGCGCAGAATCTACCAGAACCCAAGGAGAGCTTGCTGCAAACACAGGTCGTTCTCAGGCACTTGGAACATTACTATCTGGAATAGGCAGCACAGCAGTAGCAGCGAGGCGATTATAAGCATGGTTACAGTCAGACGCTCAGAGCGACAGCTTACAGATAGACCGGTTGGCGATGTGTCAACGCGGGTCAGCGTTACTCCGCAATCATTAGGCTCAGGCATTGGGCAGGGCATAGCAAGCTTAGGCTCAGACCTTGCCAAGATAGCGGCAGAGGAACGGCGAGAGCAGGAGAACGCAGCGCTCAATAAGGCTGATACGTCACTGAAAAACATGCGGCTGTTCCTTGCTAACGGCGATCCAGAGCAAGGCGTCACTGGATATAAAGATCGCAAGCTGTCAGAGGCAGGCGAATACCAGAAAGACAACATAGACCTGTGGGACCAAACAACTAACGAGCTTATAGCAAGCGTTCCGGCAGCGCTGCAAGAGCGTGTTCGGGAGATGCGCGACAAACACCGCGTATCATTCTTGTCAGAAATCCAGGGACACACACGCTCCGAGATGGAAAAGGCGAAGCGTGTTGAGGAAGTTAACACTATCGAGGCGAGCCGTAAGCTGGCACAAGCCAACTATGCAGACAAAGACGCAGTGCTACTAGGCATTCAGGATGTTGCTGACACCTTAATGAATAACGCTGGCGACAGTGACGAGGCACGAGAGAATGCACGCCTTCGCGCAGAGAACGAGGCTAGCAAAACACTTACAGCAACCGTAGGGCTAGCGATTCAAGAAGACCGCTTAGAGGTAGCGAGCAAGTATTTGGATGACGAAAACGTACAAGGCCTAATGCGTCCGGAGACCTACTCTAAGCTAAAACAAAACTTAGATGACAGAATCTTTCTCCGTGATGCACGCAAGGACGTTGAGGGGATTCTGCAAAAGCAATCTATTACAGAGGACTTTAGCCAGGCAGCCTTTGACGAGTACCGCTCTCAAATAGACGATGAGTTTGACGAAGGCGACCCAAGGAAAGACACAAAAATATCACTCCTTGAGGCTGGTTGGAATGACGCTAGAGCTGCTGTCAATCGAAGAGACAGCGAGGCTTTAGAGCAATATTCTAACAACATTCAGCGCATGAGTAGATCTGAAGCACTGACAGAAGCATACAAGCTAGAGAAGCCAGAGCTTATAGCAAAAGCCAAGCGATTCATGGAGCGCGCTAGGTTCCCAGGTGACTCTGACACTGGACAAGAAGAAGATAAGAACCTTGTCACAGCAGAGCAACACAGACTCAAAACAGAAATACGTAGAGCCATTAGGGCTGACTTCATCAAAAATGTTTCGGACCTGAATGCCAAATTTGGCGACCAATTGACCAATCAATCGTTTAAAGAACTATCAAAAATGTTCGGAGTTGAGGCTGAGCAGTCCTATGAGCGAGATCTTACGAAGGCCGTAGAGGGCGCGATTCTTGAGCTGTACCCAGACAAGACCGAAACATCTAGGGATGAGCTATCTGGTCAGATGGTGGGCGCTGTGCGCGATATTTTAGGCGGCACCGAGATCAAGCCGGATCGTGTTAAGAACATTATATCATTGTACAAGATGAAGCAGGAAGGGACAGCCGGATTTGCGAACATTGTAGATGTTGGCGGCAGAAGGCTATTGGTAGGCATAAACGATTCGACAAATTTCCCTGGCTTGATTTCACTGCCAGATGCCTCGACTCCATCGCTGTTTGCTCAAGAGTTTTCCCATATCCGTGTTACTGAGTTGACAGATGAGCAGCGAACAGAGGCAGAGCAGGCTATGATTGCAGACGGGCTAGACCCATCTAACAGTGATCCCGTTGCTTATTATAACAGGGAAGTCTTGGGTCTTCCAGCCATTGGTCAGAGATCCTACATGGTGGCTCAGCGAGTAAGAGCGCAACGCTTCTTGTCTGACGAATCGAGAATGAGACAAATGCGCAGGCGTGAGAAGGAGGCCACTGGCGAGCTGCTTAATGACATGGGTGAGTTCCAGTGGATTGCTCAGGACAACAGAACTTATGAAACTGGATCAGACGGCATGTTCAAAGACCTTGAAGAAAGCGCGGCGGCACAACGAACACCTAACTGGATGGTCAAATACTTTGACAATGTTGGACTGGTGCCTAATCAGAATCCAGCAACAGGTCAGCCTTTCATAAAAGACAAAGGGCCTATGGTTCCTGTGTTAGATGTCTATTACAAGGGCTTATCACAAGCACGAGATAAAACGGCATTCATAACAAGCCAAGGAAGCAAGATACTGAACGGAGCCCTAGACCGTGGCCAAAGATAAGAGCATACTTAATTCGCTATACGAAGACTACGACACCAGCCCAGAGCATGACGCTATTGACAATGCTCAGACGGCGGCGGCTTCTAGCTTAAACCCAGAGCAAGAGGGGCGATTGATAGACCAGTCTGCTGAGCTTGGCAAGCCGGTCGAGATCTTGCGCAATCAGTCCGAGCTAGAATATCAACGGGCAAAACTTCAGTCTAAACAGAATTACCTGACGAATAAGCGTAAGGCTGCCGATTGGATGGCAGAGAATCCTAACAATGCTTTATTGTCTATAGATGATGTTGATGGGCTAGAGAGTCTGGCACGTTCGGCTCAGTTCATCAATAGGGAAAAGCTCTATGGGCCAGAGGAGTCTTTTGGCTTCTGGGAGCGTTCGCTTGCCACCCTTGCCGATATTGGTGACAAGGGCATCGGAGGTATTGGCTCACTATCAGAGTCATTCTATGGACTGTTGCAGTTTGGCG